AATATCAAGAACAGGTCAAATAGAAAGTGTTATTGATATTAATGGATTAAAAATAGCATTACCTAAGCCACCAAAAAATGTATATAAAAGATCTAAAGATAAGCAAGAACAGTATTGGGAACCAGTGCCTATATCTAAAGAACTAAATAGAGTTAAATCTATATTTCAATGGCACGAAACTCCAGATCAATTTAAATCACAGTGGGTTGACTATATAGAAGAGGAGTTTAATAGAAGAGAGCAAGGACACTGGTTTATGAATAATGGAGTACCAACATATATAACTGGTACACATTATATGTATTTACAATGGACAAAGATTGATGTAGGTAATCCAGATTTTAGAGAAGCTAATAGAGTATTTTATATTTTTTGGGAGGCCTGTAAAGCAGATAAAAGAAGTTTTGGAATGTGTTACTTAAAAATAAGACGTTCTGGATTTTCATTTATGAGTTCTTGTGAAGGAGTTAATCAGGCAACTATAACTAAAGATGCTCGTATAGGAATACTTTCTAAGTCTGGATCGGATGCAAAAAAAATGTTTACCGATAAGGTTGTCCCTATTTCTAATAACTATCCATTCTTTTTTAAACCTATTCAAGATGGTATGGATAAACCTAAAACAGAATTAGCCTATAGAGTCCCAGCTTCTAAAATTACTAAAAAGAATATGCACACCTTGGCTGATGATGAGCTTGAAGGATTAGATACAACTATAGACTGGAAGAATACAGGTGACAATAGTTATGATGGTGAAAAGTTACAACTACTACTACACGATGAAAGTGGTAAATGGGAAAGGCCTGATAATATATTGAATAACTGGAGAGTAACTAAAACATGTTTAAGATTAGGTAGTAAAATTATTGGTAAGTGCATGATGGGTTCTACATCTAACGCATTAGATAAAGGTGGTAGTAATTTTAAATCTTTATATGAAGATTCTATGCCTAATAAAAGAAATGCTAACGGGCAAACTAAAAGCGGACTGTATTGTCTTTTTATTCCTATGGAATGGAACTTTGAAGGATACATAGATAAGTATGGTATGCCAGTATTGCATACTCCAAAAAACCCAAGAGTTGGGATTGACGGTGAATTAATTTCTATAGGAGCAATTAATTATTGGCAGAATGAAGTTGATTCATTATCTCAAGATGCTGATGCTTTAAATGAATTTTATAGACAGTTTCCAAGAACAGAGTCTCATGCTTTTAGAGATGAGAGTAAACAATCTTTATTTAATTTAACAAAGATATATCAGCAAATAGATTATAATGATTCTTTAATAATGTCTCATCATGCTACCAGAGGTTCGTTTCACTGGGAGAATGGTGTAAAAGATACTAAGGTTATTTGGACTCCTAATAAAAATGGTAGGTTCTTAACAACTTGGTTACCAGCAAAACATTTACAAAATAGACAAATTACTGAAAGAGGAATCAAAAAACCTGGTAACGAACATATGGGTTCTTTTGGTTGTGACTCTTATGATATATCAGGAGTTGTTGTTGGTAAAGGATCTAATGGAGCTTTGCATGGATTAACTAAATTTAATATGGAAGAATCTCCAAGTAACCATTTCTTTTTAGAATATATAGCACGACCTCAGACAGCAGAAATATTTTTTGAAGAAGTTTTAATGGCTTGTATATTTTATGGTATGCCAATACTATGTGAAAATAATAAACCAAGATTATTATACCATTTTAAAAACAGAGGATATAGAGGTTATTCACTAAACAGACCAGATAAAGTATACAGTAAATTATCTAAAACAGAAAGAGAGTTAGGAGGTATACCTAATAGTTCAGAAGACGTAAAACAATCACATGCTTCAGCTATAGAATCTTATATAGAAAAGTATGTGGGTATAGATTTTCAAGGGGATTATAGAGATGCTGGAGATATGGGAAGTATGTATTTCGGAAGAACATTAGAAGATTGGGCAAAGTTTGATATTAATAATAGAACTAAGTTTGATGCGGCTATAAGTTCTGGATTAGCTATAATGGCTAACCAAAAGCACTTATACACACCATCTAAACAAAAATCAAAAATAAGTATTAACTTTGCGAGATATAACAATAAGAGTACTCAAAGTAAAATAATTACATGAAAGCAGTCCAAATAGATATACAGTCTGCTGCGTTTCCTGATCAATTTGTAAACGACAAAACTAAAGCAACAAAAGAGTTTGGTTTACAAGTTGGTCAAGCAATACAATATGAGTGGTTTAGAAAAGATGGCATGAGTTGTAGATTCTACAATCAGTGGGCAGAATTTAATAGACTAAGATTGTATGCGAGAGGAGAGCAGTCAATAGCAAAATACAAAAATGAATTAGCGGTAGACGGAGATTTGTCATACCTAAATTTAGATTGGACTCCAATTCCTATCATTCCAAAGTTTGTTGACATTGTTGTTAACGGAATGTCAGATAGACTATTCAAAGTAAACTGTGTTGCTTCAGATGCTATGTCTGCTGAGAAAAGAAATCAATTCCAGAAAATGGTTGAGATTAATGTGGCTGCTCAAGATTTATTTCATCAAGTAGAAAAAGACTTTGATATGGAAGTGTTTCAGGTTGATCCTAAAACATTACCTCAAAGTGATACAGAGATGGAATTGTATATGCAACTAAATTATAAACCAGCAATTGAAATAGCAAACGAAATAGCTATTGATACAATGCTACAAGAAAACCATTATAATGATACTCGTAAAAGAGTTGATATGGATATTACTACTCTTGGTGTTGGTATGACTAAGCATATGTTTCAACAAGGAGATGGAATAAGAGTTGAGTATGTTGATCCAGCAAATGTTGTTTATAGTTATACAGAAGATCCTTACTTTAAAGATTGTTTCTATTGGGGTGAAATTAAAACTGTTCCTATTACTGAGGTTATAAAAATTAATCCTGACCTAACAGAAGAAGACTTAGAAGAAATATCTAAATACAGTCAATCGTGGTATGACTATTATAATGTAGCAGCCATGTATGAAAATAGTATGTTTGCCAGAGACACTTGTACTTTATTATTTTTTAATTATAAAACTACAAATAGTTTTGTGTACAAGAAAAAGAAAATGGCTGAAGGTACATTCAAGACTGTAGAAAAAGATGATGAGTTTAATCCTCCACAGGAAATGATGGATGAAGGGAACTTTGAAAGAGTAGAAAAAAGAATAGATGTATGGTATGATGGTGTAATGGTAATGGGTAGTAACTTATTGATAAAGTGGGAAATGATGGAGAACATGGTTCGTCCTAATTCTGCTAATCAGTATGCTATGCCAAACTATGTAGCATGTGCACCAAGATTATATAAAGGAGCTTTAGATTCTTTAGTAAGAAGAATGATTCCTTTTGCTGATTTAATTCAAATGACACACTTAAAGATACAGCAAGTTGTTTCTAAGGTTGTTCCAGATGGTGTGTTTATAGATGCGGATGGATTAAGTGAAGTGGATTTAGGAACAGGAAATGCATATGATCCGTCAGATGCTTTACGATTATACTTCCAAACTGGTAGTGTAGTTGGTAGAAGTTATACTCAAGATGGTGAGTTTAATAATGCTAAAGTTCCTATTACTCAACTTAATTCTAATAGTGGTGGAAGTAAAATGCAAATGCTTATTGGAAATTATAATCATTATTTAAATATGATTAGACAGGTAACTGGATTAAATGAAGCAAGAGATGCCTCAATGCCAGATCCTAATTCTTTAGTAGGTGTACAAAAGTTAGCAGCATTAAATTCTAATGTTGCTACAAGACATATTATGCAAGGTAGCTTGTACATTACAAGAACCTTAGCTGAATGTTTATCTATTAGAACTGCTGATATTTTAGAGTACGCAGATTTTAAAGATGAGTTTGCAATGCAAATTGGTAAATATAATTTAGGTATTATAGAAGAAATTAAAAATCTTTATCTATATGACTTTGGTATATATATTGAAATGTCACCAGATGAAGAAGAAAAAGCACAACTTGAACAAAACATTCAAATGGCTTTACAGAAAGGTGGTATTGATTTAGAAGATGCTATTGATATTAGAACTCTTAATAATCTAAAAATGGCTAACCAGCTTTTAAAAGTTAAGAGAAAACAAAAACAAACTGAAGTTCAACAACAAGAGCAACAGAAACAAGCTATGCAAGGTCAGCAGCAACAGGCTCTTCAGCAACAAGCTGCTCAAGCTAAGATGCAACAAACTCAAGCTGAATTACAAGCTAAGATTCAAATTAAACAAGCAGAGATTGCTTTTGAAATAGAGAAGCAAACTAATGAAGCTGAGTTGAAAAGAAGATTAATGGATGTTGAATTTAACTATAACATGCAACTTAGGGGAATGGAGCAAAGTCAGATAGATGCAAGAGAAACTCAGAAGGAGGATGCTAAAGCAGCTCGTATAAGTATGGGTAATACTCAGCAGTCTAAAATGATCACCCAGAGAAAAAACAATGGTGCTCCTATAAACTTTGAATCTAACGAAGATAGTTTAGATGGGTTTGACTTGGCAGAATTTGAACCAAGGTAAGACCTTAAATAAACATTAAATAATATATTAACTTTGTACAAATTAAATTAAATAAAATGGAAGAAAACAAAAACGAAACACCTGAACAACCAAAGTTCACTGTTAAAGAAGTAACAGGAGAAGAAAAATCTCGTGCTGAAGTAGAAGAACAATTACTTGCTAAGCATGAAGAAAAGTTTACGGATAGTAAACCTAAAGAAGAAGAGGTTGAAAAAGTTGAGGAAGTAAAAGAAGAAACTCCCGCATCAGAGATAAATGATGCAGACGTTCTTAAATATATTAAAAATAGATACGATAAAGATATAGATTCTGTAGAAGGATTGTTTGATCAAAAAAATTCAAACGAAGATTTACCAGAAGATGTGTCAGCGTATTTTAAGTATAAAAAGGAAACTGGTCGTGGTATTGAAGACTTTGTTAAACTACAAAGAAACTATGATGACATGGATGGTGACCAAGTGCTAAGAGCTTATTACAATTCTACCGAAGAAGGTTTGGATAGTGATGACATTACTGATATTATGGATGATAAGTTTTCATTTGATGAAGATTTAGATGATCCAAAAGATATTAAGAAAAAGCAATTAGCTAAAAAAAGAGAACTTGTTAAAGCTAAAAAGTTTCTTAACGAACAGCGAGATAAATATAAAGCTCCTCTTGAGTCAAGTGGGGGTGGGTTATCAAGCGAAGACAAAGAGAAATTTGATAGTTATAAAAGTTATATAGAGGAATCTACTAATGCTCAAGAGGCACAGCAGAGAAGGTATGATTATTTCTTAGATAAAACCGCTGAGGTTTTTAACGATGAGTTCAAAGGTTTTGAGTTCAGTATCGGAGAGAAACAATTTACATTCAAACCTGGAGACAGTGGTGAACTAAAGAGTAAGCAATCAGATGTTAATAATTTCACGAAGAAATTCATGGATGAAAAGACAGGAATGATTTCAGACGCTAAAGGATACCACAAGGCTATGTCCGTTGCTATGAACTTAGATAAGTTTGCGGAGTTCTTTTACAATCAAGGTGTAACCTCGGCTGTAGATGAAGTAAGTAAAAAATCTAAGAACATTAATATGGAGATGAGGAAGACACCAACCAGCTTAAGTAAAGATGGATTAAAAATCAGAGCTGTAGGTGACACGAGTAGTGGAAGAGGACTCAAAATTAGAAGTATTAAAAAAAGTTAATAATTTAAAAATTAAAAAAAAATGCCAATATTAGCAAACCCAGGATTTGATCTACAACCTTCTTCGGAAAGGGTAGCACTTCCTACGAACTATATTACTAATTTCGATTTTCTTAATCAGTATCTTCCTGATACATACGAGAAAGAATTTGAGAGATATGGTAATAGAACAGTAGCTTCATTCTTAAGAATGGTAGGTGCTGAAATGCCTTCAAACTCTGACATGATTAAATGGGCAGAGCAAGGTAGACTACACACAAAATACACACAAGTAACAGTAGCTGCGGCTGGTGGTACTGCTGGTGTATTCACAGTAAATGATCCCCTTAATCCAGTAGGTTCTAACATCGCTGTTAGAGTTGGACAAACGGTATTTATTTCTGACAACACTGCGGGATCTGCACTTAGCAATAAAGCTGTAGTGACTGCTGTAACTGCAAATACATTCACTGCATCTTACTATGAGATTATTGGTGTTGTTCCAGCTGCAACAAACTTAACTGTAATGATTTACGGTTCTGAATTTGCAAAAGGAACTCCAGGAATGGTAGACTCATTAGAAGCAAACGATGTATTCTTTGACAACAAACCAATTATCATTAAGGATACTTACGAGGTAAGTGGTTCTGACATGGCTCAAATTGGTTGGGTTGAAATTTCTACTGAAAATGGTGGATCAGGATACCTATGGTACTTGAAGTCTGAGCACGAAACAAGATTGAGATTTGAAGACTATCTTGAAACTGCAATGATTGAGGCTGTTCCAGCTGCTCCAGGTTCTGGTGCTGAAGCTGCACTTTCTACATCTGCTCCAGCTGCTGGTACAATCAACGCTGGTTCTGAAGGTGTATTCTTTGTTGTAGGAAACAGAGGTAATGTATGGGGTGGTGGTAACCCAACAACACTTGCTGGATTCGATACAGTTATTCAGAGATTAGACAAGCAAGGTTCTATTGAAGAGAATGTTCTTTTCGTAGACCGTCAGTTCTCATTTGATATTGACGATATGTTAGCTGCTCAAAACTCTTATGGAGCGGGTGGTACTTCATATGGTTTATTTGACAATGATGAAGACATGGCTTTAAATCTTGGATTCACTGGATTCAGAAGAGGTTATGACTTCTACAAGTCTGACTGGAAATATCTAAACGATGCTTCAATGAGAGGTGATATCGTAGGTGGTGGAATTAGCGGACTATTAGTTCCAGCTGGATCTACATCTGTATATGACCAAATCTTAGGAAAGAACGCTAAGCGTCCATTCTTACACGTTAGATATAGAGCTTCAGAAGCTGAAGACAGACGTTACAAAACTTGGATTACTGGTTCTGCTGGTGGTGCAAGAACATCTGATCTTGATGCAATGCAAGTAAACTTCTTGAGTGAGAGAGCTTGTTGTACTTTAGGTGCAAACAACTTCTTCTTATTCCAAGACTAAGTAAGTAATTAGGGGAGGATTAACCTCCTCCCCTTTTTTTTTAATCTAATTAAATTATAAATAAAATGTCAAAAACAAAAAAATTCGTAGCTAAAAGCTATAAGCTAAAGTCTAACAATACACCGTTAGCATACATGTTATCTTCTCATCATTCTAAGAGAAGTACTCTTCTACATTTCGATGAAGAGACTGGAACCAATAGACCTCTTCGTTATGCAAGAAACCAAAAGTCTCCTTTCGAGGATGAACAAGATGGTAATGCAATTATGGAACCAATTATATTTGAAGATGGATTTCTACATGTTCCTAAAAATAACCAAGTACTACAACAATTTCTTACTTATCATCCAGCAAACGGTCAGGTCTTTGAAGAAATTAATGATCAGAAGGATGCGGCTGAAGATTTAGAAATGGAGAACATTGCTTTAGATGCACAAATT